TGGGATTCTATATAGATTATGGCATATAAATACGCAACAGGCAGCATTTACCGCGGCGACATCTATGATGAAGATGACGCCCAGGGAAATACTTATATTGATTGGACTCCCAGTGGCGATGCCGTAGGGATTGTCGCCGGCGGTACCACAGTATTTGTTGCAAGTGGTTCTACTGCGCTAGTAGGGGTGGGCACAGCAGCACCCGATTATACTCTTGATGTTGCGGGAGACGCCGGATTTGACGAGTACATCTACCACAACGGAGATACAAATACATACATTAGGTTTCAGGACGATGATATAAACATGAACTGTGGGGGCAAATCCATGGTAAAGATGTCCGAAAACCCCTCAAGCCAAGATCTGGTTACTATTAATAATGCCGGCTCCGATACCGACTTTAGAGTAAAAGGCAACAATGAAGATAACTTAATTCGAACAGATGCTGCAAGTGATAAGGTGGGAATTGGTACATCATCGCCGGATGGTCTTCTCCATGTCTCAGGTGCCGGCGGTATTCTCTTTCAAGTCGACGAGACATCGGGATCAATAGGAGATGCAATTCTATTTGTCACGGGCTCCGGCGAATCTTCTCGTTTTGGCGTCGGCACTTCGAACCCCGGCTCAACCTTTGAAATCAGCGGCTCCCAAGCGGGGGGCCTTACAACTTTTACTGCCGACGTAACCTTAAATGAAACACATTTTATGGTGACGTTTACAGGGGGCACCGGCTTAACTGGAACTCTGCCGCTTGCAAGTAATTCTACCGGAAGAATATATCATTTTTTTAATCAGCTCAATCAGGGTTCTAATCCCCTTGTAGTGACCGCCAGCGGTGACGACACCATTGGGGATGATAGCACATTAGAATTAGATGCTGGCCAGGGGAATTCCAGTGTATCACTAGCCAGCAATGGATCTCAATGGATGATCTTTGGCTTGTACAGCCAGTCCGAGGGAGGCTGAGAAGACTAATATGGTGCTCAATAAGCAACTATTAGTCATTTCCTCAAGTTACGCACTATTTATTTTGATTACCTATCGGAATTGGAGTTAATTATATGTCTTCGCTATTAGAAGAAGCTATTGTTGACGCGAAAGCGCTTAAGGATGCGGCATTAAAAAATGCCGAGGATGTCGTATTGGAGAAATATTCGAGAGAAGTTAAATCTGCTTTAAGCACTTTGTTAGAGCAGGAAGACGACATGGGGATGGACGATCTGGGCGCTGACATGGGCGCTGGTGACCTTGGAGGAGGCGCAGCCGCTGAACCCACCGAGCCGGCAGATGCGTCCTTTTTGGAAGAGACACCTTATGCCTTTCAAACTGAAGAACTTGATGCCCCCGCACAGGACGAGATTGTGGAAATTGATTTTGACCAACTAAAGGCGCGCCTGGAAGAAGAAGAGGCAGAAGGTGACATGGGATCTGCGGAGGACTTAATGGGCTCCGAGGAAATGGCCATGGAACTTCAGGAGGACGGCCCGATTACGAATCAGGAATTGCAAGATGATGCCGAAGAAGATACTGCATCTATTGCTAAGGGCAGTTATGTTGGTCAGGACGTCGCCGCCGGCGCCGCAAAGCGCGATGAGGATCTTGATGAAGAAATTGATATATCAGAAGAAATGATCGATTCTCTCGTTAACGAACTACTTAATGTCGATATGAATCCAGAACTTCAAGGTTGGTCTTCCCTAGGCTCCGCTTATAATAGCACGGAGCAGGCCAACAATGATGCAATAGCAGACGCTGTTGCAGCACACCTCACCGAAGACGATGAGGAATTAGAAGAAGAGGCACGTTCAGTTTCTACTGAATCGGACGTGGACCTCTATGAAACCAGAATCAAAAATCTTAATGTTTCTGTTAAAGAGTTAAAATCTTTGTTACAAGAGGCCAAATTTCAACTTCGAAAGATGAATTTGGCGAATGCCAAGCTTGTTTACCAAAACAAGGCATTAGGCAGCACCTCCTTGAATGAGCGACAAAAAAATAAAATTGTCGAAGCTGTTAGTCGTGCCAATTCTGTTGAAGAAGCAAAAGTATTATATGAGACAATTCAAAACGCAGTGGGCGTTTCAACCTCTAGCAAGGGCTTGAGACCACAAACACTTCGTGAAGCCGTTTCAAAACATACTTCGCTTTTGCTCAACTCTCAAAGAGAAAGCAAGGCAACCAATGATCCTAGAATGGATCGTATGCTGCGTCTAGCAGGTTTAGTTGATTAATATATATAAAGGAGGTTAAACTAAATGTCTATCATACAAAAATTAACCGAAGGTATTGTTAATCGTGATCTCGCGAAGGAAGGTGCTACACTTATCAATAAGTGGGAAAGTACCGGCCTTTTAGAGGGTCTCGGTGATGATACGGTTCGGAACGGTATGGCTCGACTGCTTGAAAATCAGGCTAAAGAGCTTCTCCGTGAGTCTTCCAGTATGCAAGCTGGAGACGTTGAGGGCTTTGCAGCTGTTGCATTTCCCCTCGTTCGCCGTGTATTCGGCTCCCTGATCGCCAACGATCTCGTTAGCGTTCAACCCATGAGTCTGCCCTCTGGGCTGATCTTCTTCCTGGACTTTACTGTGTCCAACGAAATTGGAGATGACTCTACCACTTTCGGTCGTTTGGGTTATCCGGCATCTTCGTCACTCTACGGTGGCGGCGTGGTCGGTGCGCAGATCACCGGTGGTGTGAATCTGGCTTCGGGTGCACTCCCGCAGCAGGGACCATATGCCCTGAATAATGGCTATGCGTCTCCGACAGGTTCGACTACGCTTGCAGGTACCTCGTGGCGTGTTATTGTTTCCGGAACTGCCGGATCCCAGAACACCAAGACGGGTAGTGTCAGCGGCGTTGACAGTCATGTCACCCTTGGTTCATTGACCCAGTTTGACCCGGATCTCTCCGGTTCGTCTGTGGTTGTTGCTGAGACTTTGGTATCGAACTTCGATACTGAAGGTCGACGCCTCAATCTGGACGATCTCGTTGCTATCCAGGTTTCTGGTACGGCTGGCCACGGCGGCTTTAACATTCTGGATGCTTCCGGTAATGCAGCGGCAGGCATTGTGCGCGTCGCGCGCCGCCTAACGCAGTTTGGTTCTTCCTCAAATGGTGGAGCTGTGGGCGATCGCACGTCGAACTACGTCATCTTTGTCTTCGCGTCTACCGACGCTAGCATGATGACCGAAGGCGGCAACAGCGCGGTTGCGCAGCAGGTTACAGGTGGTGCCGCAGCGGCTAACACTTGGTCCTACCCCGAGACTGATGACTTCGACAATGGCGGAGCTCTCGGTTCTGTTATCGGTGGTGCTGAGTGGGGACTCGAAGGTAGTCCAAACATCCCCGAGATCGACATCAAGGTCGATTCGGTGGCTGTCACGGCTGTCACCAAGAAGCTCAAGGCGAAGTGGACCCCGGAGTTAGGACAAGATCTTAACGCCTACCACAACCTTGATGCTGAGGTTGAGCTTACTCAGATTCTGTCTGAGCAGATTGCCCTTGAGATCGATCGTGAGATTGTTGAGGATCTCGTCCGTGGTTCCACGGCCGGTGTTCGCTACTGGTCTCGCGCTGCTGGTCGCTTTGTCAACCGGGAAACCGGTGTAGAGGTTGGTGGGTCGACAACTCCTGACTTCACTGGTAACGTTAGTGAGTGGTATGAGACTCTCGTTGAGACAATCAACGATGTTTCTGCCCAGATCCACCGCAAGACTCTTCGCGGTGCTGCCAACTTCGTCGTCTGCGGACCTGAAGTTGCCAACATCCTTGAGTTCACCGCTGGTTTCCGCGCTAACGTGACGGCTGATAGCGATCGTGGTGATATCGGAACCGTGAAGGTCGGTTCGCTTTCCAAGAAGTTCGACATCTATGTCGATCCTTACTTCCCACGTAGTTTGGTCCTCGTTGGCCGACGTGGAGGTAGCTTCCTTGAGAGCGGCTACGTTTACGCTCCGTACGTGCCACTGCAGACTACGCCAACAATCTTCGGTGTTGAAGATTTCGTGCCCCGCAAGGGAGTCATGACTCGATACGCCAAGAAGATGGTCCGTCCTGATATGTACGGACTGGTGGTCGTTAGCGATCTAGTCTAGAGCTGACTTCGGTCAACTTTTCTGAAAGCCCCGGCTCGAAAGAGTCGGGGCTTTCTATTTAGTAGTGAAATAACGAGGTATATTAATGGCAATCCCTAATTTAAATCCAGCTTCTACTACTACTTCTAACATATTGCCTGTTACTGGAACTATTGCTAACGTTTCGAGTTCATTACCTTTTGGGATTTACGTAACATCTTCTCCCTTCTTGTCGGGCGCCGTCGATCAGGTGGCTTATACCTATAAAAAATTAGGAGGGGACGTTCTTGATATTGAATTAAGTGAAGGGAATGTGTACGCGGCTTATGAAGAGTCAGTTTTGGAATATTCTTATTTAGTTAATCTTCATCAGAGCAAGAATTCGCTATCTGATCTCCTGGGCGCGCAAACTGCCTCCTTTAATCAGGACGGCCAGATTACGTCAGGTGATGGTCTTTCTGGATCCAACATTGAACTGCGTTATCCCCGCTTTGATTATGGCTATGTAAGGAGAGTCTCAGAGGGATTAGCCACAGAGACCGGCCTAGGTGGCCTCACTCCCATTTATTCGGGTTCGTTTGCGGTGGTTGCGAACCGACAAGATTATGATCTACAAACTTTAATTTCATCTTCGGCTTCTTCGGATTCAACTCTTCCTTATTTTGACCAGGTAAAAGGCAAAAGAATAATTGTTCGAAAGGTCTTTTTTAAGACCCCCCGCGCCATGTGGAGATTTTATGGATATTATGGTGGTTTTTCAGTGGTGGGGAACTTGAGAACTTATGGTCAATATGCGGATGATTCCACGTTTGACATCGTTCCTGTGTGGCAAAACAAGTTGCAGGCCATGGCGTATGAAGACGCTATATATACGAGAACGTCTCACTATTCTTATAAAATCAAAGACAATCAATTGAGGCTTTTCCCTACACCAGACCGAACCAGTCCGGATAAATTTTGGATTGAGTTTACTATTGAAAATCAATATGATCCTTGGGAGGAATCAGGCCGCGGGGAACAAGGAATCAAGGGTATTAATAATATGAATACTCTCCCTTTTAGTAACTTGCCTTACTCTAGTATTAATTCAATTGGGAAACAGTGGATTCGGAGATTTGCACTTGCTCTCGCGAAAGAGATGTTGGGTCAAATTCGAGGAAAGTTTGGAACTATTCCGATTCCTGGTGAAAATGTAACCTTGAATGCAGACGCCTTACTTTCACAGGCTAAAGAGGAACAATCGGCTTTGAGAGAGGAGTTGAAGACAATTTTGGCAGAGATGACGTATGACAAATTGGCCGAAAGTGATTCTGGCATGCAAGATGCCGCAGCGAAAGTTCTTGCTAATGTGCCAGCTGGCATATATGTAGGCTAAGGAGGGCCCATCCATGGCGCGCAGCAGCAGAACACGAAGCAAGAGAACGCAGACTCAAATCGAGGAAAAAACTCGGGAAAAACGATACTCTCATATTGGCAACAAAAAGGTTGAAGATCAGCTCGAAGAAGTAAAGCTTCAGCCGTCAGGTTTAGAAACTATTGATCGGGCCATGTGGAATTTAGTTAATGTCGAGCTGGATCTTTACCTGGATTCTAATGAAGGGTTTAAAAAGGTACCTGTTCTGTGGACCACGGCTGAGCGAGCTTTTCAGATAAAAGACAATAAAGATTTGAGAGATAAAAGTGGCGCCCTTGTGCTTCCTCTTATTACGATCGCACGTACTGCGGTCAACAAAGAGCCTGATAGACGCGGCCTTCCCTATGCCAATTTATATCCAGTTCCCGATTCCAAAGACGGGACGATCACTATTGCACGCCGCATAAACCAAGAAAAAACCGCAGCCTTTCAGAACGCCCAGGCCGGTAAAACCTATGGGCCTAATGGGCTCGTCCGAGGAAGAAGGTATAATGTTAGTAAGCGCGATCAGAGCACCCAGAGGATAGTATATAATACTATAACGATTCCACTTCCTACATGGGTCACGGTTACTTACGAAATTGCTCTTAGAACTGAATATCAAAAACAGATGAATGAACTAATTCGGCCATTTTTTACAATTGCAGGCAACTCTAGGATGCCTAAAAAAATTAATGCACTGGGACATTTTTATGAAGTATTTATTGATGGGTCATTCGCTGATAATTCTAATCAAACCAATCTTGGTATGGAACAGCGTAACTATGAAACTTTGGTGACCATAGAAGTGCTGGGTTATTTGATAGGAAAGGGCGAAAACCATGAAACGCCCTCCATTGTTACGAGAGAAAATGCTGTTGAATACAGGATTGGTCGAGAACGTGCAATTTTGGGGGATATTCCCGATACTATCAAAGATGGCGCCTATCGAGACGAGAACACAAGCGGTCCGTCATCGCCTCCTAGCAGCGATCTAGCCCCTGATGGGCGCGACCACTCGCGACCCAGCTCCAACAAGTGCTAAAAATAATACGGGCGCTTTGGTAAAATTAACATTTTATTTAGATTAAAAGAGAATAAGTCTGTTGCCGATGTAAGACACTATTTAATAAGACAATCCAGTCTTAGAGGAGAGATACGCTAATGTCAGTTAAAAACTTTAGATTCGTTTCACCGGGGGTCTTCGTTAACGAGATCGATAATTCGCAGATTCCCGCATCGCCAGCGGGCATTGGTCCCGTTATTATAGGCCGCGCCGAAAAAGGCCCGGGCCTCCGCCCAGTACAGGTCGAATCGTTTGAAGACTTTGTTAATGTTTTTGGTGCCCCAAGCCCCGGCGACGGCGGCTCCGATGTTTGGCGCGTGGGTGCCAACACAACGGCCCCTACTTACGGCGGATATGCTGCACAGGCATATCTCAAAAATAGCTCCCCTCTAACTTATGTGAGACTCCTCGGCGCCGAAGCCGACGGCACCCTTACAGGCGAAGGAGACGCTGGCTGGAGCGGTGGTGACAACGGACAGGCCTGGGGCCTCGTTGTCTTCGAGCCCCAGTACGCTAGTGGCTCTAAGTGGAAAGGTCCTGCCGGGGCGAGTGGTAGTTATACCGATGGCGGTTCCGGTTCCATGCAGGGCGCCCTCGCTGCAATTTTTTACACGGTAGGTGCTAGTACTAATCTTTGGCTCTCAGGCAATATTCTGGGTACCGACGCGGTCACAGCGTACGCCGGCCCCCCTGCATCAGGTTCCTCCGTAATTGTTCAAGATACGGGCGTTCCCTATGAATTCAAGATGGTTGTTTCTGATGCGACGTCGACTACGGGACTTACTTCCTCTTTCAATTTCACTCGCGCGGATTCTAAGTATATTAGAAAGGTTTTCAATACCAATCCTCAAGCTACTAACGGAACCATTACGGAAACAGCTGACAATTATTGGTTAGGCGAAACTTTTGATCGCCACCTGAAAGCAAACATTACGGCTAGCACCACGTGGGCCGCTGTCGTTCAGTTGGACAACAATGGAGGGACCAACGTTGGCGTGTCGCATGACGATCCGTTGCAGAATGCACAGACTCCTGCGATTATTGGCTCTGATACCGCGGAGCGCGGAACAGCCGCAAACAACTTCAATATTACGACAATGCCCACTTTGTTTACGATTCATGCTTTAGAACAGCCTGGCGCGTGGACCAACAAGAACCTTAAAGTTTCAATTCAGGACATTAAGGCCTCTTCTAACGAGTCTAATGCTTATGGAAGCTTCAGTATTGTTATTAGAAAGCTCGATGATAGTGATAATGTAGTCAAGGTTGTCGAAAAATTTGATAATTGCAACCTAAATCCAGATTCTCTTAACTATGTAGCCCGCTTAGTGGGCGACCGTCGCCGAACTTGGGTGAGTGCGGAACGTCGCTATAAGGTTTCAGGAGACTGGGATAACCGCTCCAACTATATTCGAGTGGGTATGGCCAGCAACGTTGAAAATTATGGTATTAATGCTACCGTTCTTCCCTTTGGTTTTAAGGGAATTGTTAAGTACGCGGATGACACAACGATTATGTCCGCCAGCGCTACTGGTGGCAACTGGGTTACCGGCACGATCGTCGGCTCCGGTCGCTTTTCGGGGTCTGCCTCGGGTACTTTCGACGGTATGTCAACGATCATGGCTGAGAATGTATTTGTAGTTAGCGGTTCTCATATCACGGCTTCGGTGCTTTATCCTGCGCCAGAGCTTCGTGTCAGCGCTTCAGCAGGCAATCTTGCGGTAGCAACCGACGCGTATTTTGGACTTCAGACTACACGCACAACGGGCAGTACCACCTTTGACGACTCGACCATTGATCTTTTGATGGCGCGCGGCGGAATTGTCACCAACATGTTCGGCGGCGCGTCCTCCGGGCAGCGTGAACTCTCAATGTTCTTCTCGCTTGATGATGTTAGTGGCTCCGGGCAATTTGCCGAGTGGGTGTCTGGCTCACATGCCGCTGGAACGTCCCTCACTAACCAGAGTGGTGCAGTTTCGGGCGTCCTTGATCGCGGCTTTGATCGTTTTACGGTTCCACTTTATGGTGGTTTCGACGGACTCGATATTACTGAGATGGATCCGTTCAACAGTCGCCTCCTTAATGGTATCGATGGTATTACTGAACAGAACAGTTATCAATTCAACTCCATCAAGAGGGCTATTGATTCTCTTGCAGACCCCGAAGTGGTCGAAATGAATCTTGCATCCGTTCCGGGTCTTACTCACGAAGGTCTCACGCAACACTTGCTTAATGTTTGTGAAGAGCGCGCAGATGCTTTGGCAGTTATCGACCTTAGGGGAGGATTCCAGCCTCGTGCGGATGCCACAGCGATCGCCCGAAACAATACGGCCTCCGATTTGAAGACTGTAGTTAATAATTTGCGAGACCGTGCAATTAACTCTTCTTATGGCTGTGCCTTCTACCCGTGGGTACGCGCCAGAGACACGATCCGTGGCAACTTTGTGTGGTTACCGCCCTCTGTTGCTGCGATTGGTACCTTCTCTAGCTCACAGCAGAAGAGTGAGGTTTGGTTTGCTCCGGCAGGCTTCAATCGCGGTGGTCTTACGGAAGGTGCTGCAGGCATCCCCGTGGTGGACGTCTCGCACCAGTTGCGACGCGTCGATCGAGACGACCTATACGAGGCCAATATTAACCCCATTGCCAAGTTCCCGGCAGAAGGAATTGTGATCTTTGGTCAGAAGACCCTTCAGGTGACTCCATCAGCCCTTGACCGTATTAACGTGCGCAGGCTCATGATCTTCCTGAAGAAGCGAATTTCGCAGATTGCTTCCCGATTGCTGTTCTCTCCCAATGTACAGGTTACTTGGGATCGGTTCTTGGGTCAGGTTAATCCATTCTTGGCTTCTGTGCAGACACGATTTGGTCTTACTGAGTTTAAGGTGATCTTGGACGAAACAACGACCACTCCTGAGCTGATTGATAGAAATATTCTCTATGCTCAGATCTTCCTGAAGCCGACTAGAGCTATTGAGTTTATTGCAATAGACTTTAACATTACACGAACTGGAGCATCTTTCGTCGACTAAAACGAGGAAGGAAAGGATTTTTCATAAGATGACTCTAATTATCATAGACCCTAAAGGAGACTTTTAAAATGCCATTTTGGACAGACCCCGCTAGCGAACCAAAAAGACAACATAGATTTTTGGTTACCATGAGCCAAATCGACGACTTCGAGCCCTATTTGGCTAAAACTGTTACAAAGCCCTCCTTTGAGGTTTCTGAGACTGAGCACAAGTTTTTAGGAAATACGTATTACTATCCTGGTTCTCTTACTTGGAATGAGGTAACTATTACGCTGATAAATGCGATCAACCCAGATGGGCAAGCTCTTCTTTTAGACGCTCTAGAAAAATCTGGTTATTTGTTCCCCATGAGGCAGGGCGCCGCCGCGGCAGATGGCGTAGTTGGCACCATCAATAAAAAGAACTCCGTCGACGATGGTCTTGGAACTGTCAAGATCAGAGAACTTGATGGAGAAGGTAAGACAATTGGCACCTGGGTTCTCAAAAACGCCTTTATTAAGTCGTGTACTTTCGGTGACTTGGACTACGCCGGCGACGAACTCCTTAATATCGAGATTGGTATGAGGTATGATTGGGCTCAGTACATTAACGCTTCACCTGCGGCTCCAATTAAGAGCTTTGGTATCTAAAAAAGAAAGAAGGTAATTAATGGCACAACGAAATAATCTGGAGCGCGCACTCTCAGGCACTCCAGTACCGGACCAAGGAAGTCCTGCGCCAGCCACCACTAACGAGAGCGGAGATCTATTCTCCTTTGTAACACCCACTGCATTTGTAGAACTACCCAGCAGGGGACGCTTTTATGGGGAGGGACACCCTCTTCACCAGGCGGAAACTGTTGAAATTCGACACATGACAGCTAAAGAAGAGGACATTCTTACATCTGAAGCGCTTCTTAAAAAAGGTTTGGCGGTCGATAGAATGCTTCAATCAGTCTTGGTCGACAAAAGCATCAAGATTTCTGATCTGTTGGTGGGAGATAAAAATGCAATTATTGTGGCATCACGAATCACAGGATTCGGCGCCGACTATTCCACCAGGGTTTCATGCCCAGCATGTACCGAAACACTTGATCACTCTTTTAATCTAGAAGAGCTTGATTTGGTCGACAGGCACGAACTTCCAGAAAATGTTCAGCTTCTGCCCAACGGAAACTTTGAGATACAATTGAAGTCTATCGATTTTGCCGTTGAAGTTAGGCTTTTAACTGGTGAAGACGAAACCAAGTGGGCCAAAAGCAAAGAAAAGAGAAAGAAGCTTAAGCTTCCCGATACTAATATTACAGCTCAATTGAAACTTGTTCTTGCTTCGGTGGCCGGCTTCACGGATGATTCTCATATTGCGCAATTTATTGACGCTCTCCCTACAAAAACTTCTCGAGAAATTCGGAATGCGTATGAGGCAGTTATGCCTAACGTTGACCTGACCCAAGATTTTGTATGTACCGAATGTGACTTCGGGGGGAGGATCCCTGTGCCGTTAACGGCCGACTTTTTTTGGCCTGACGAGTGAGTATCAGCGCCAAGTTTATGAAGAGTTTTTCGTATTAAAACACCACGGCGGTTGGTCATTTTTTGAAGCTTACAACTTACCCGTTCAGCTGAGACGCTGGTTTATCCAACGAATGGTAGAGGAGTATGAAAAAGAAGCCAAGGCAATGGAAGAGTCCAAGGCGCCAAAGCGGCGCAAACAATAATGCGCGGCTTTTCCTGATTAAACTATTTACTTACAAGAGGGCGTTGTATGGAAGAGTTGGTACCGATTGAAATTGATCTAAACGTAGATCCCGACCACATAGATGAAAGTTTCCTTCGCACGTTTGGTTTTTTAACCAACACGTTACTTAAGCATATGTTCGCAGGGCACTCTGCTCCCGCGAAGATTCGAGGAACCCCGGGCCAGGTTGCTTCTTTCACAGATGCTCTCGGTAAAGAGAAGCGGTATATGAATTCTTTTCTTAAACATGGCCTTAACGATGAGCGTACGCTCCGCAGTCGTTCCAGATTAATGCAGGCCGTGAGTGCTTTCGAGCGAGAGACGGGATTGCGTTGGCCGTACAGTAGCTAAGGTGAGGCGCCATGGCCGTTGACGAAAAAGATCTAGATGTTGACTTGCGCGCCGACGCCATGGCTGATTCTGAAGCCATCACTGAACGCAACAAGGTTTTTCAAGACCATCTCAAAACCATAAGAGAAACCCAACAAGCAGAAATCGAGCTTTTTAAGGCGCGCCTTGGGCCGCAGCGCATGGAAGCCTATAGGCAGGCTCAGCTGGAGGTCGCCCAGGCAGAGAAAGAGATCGACCAAATCGACAAAAAGATCTCCGCGCTTAATAAAGAACTAAAGGAGACCAAAACCCTGTCCGAAGCGCGCAAGCAGGCGCTCAAGGACCGCATCGAAGAATACGAAAAGGACCGTCTAGATGCAGAGAAGACAGCAAACGTTAAAGTTAAGCAATCTCGACGCGTTAAAGCAGCCCTTGAAGAAGAACACCAAACCCTCGAAGACCTAGAGACTCAGGGCTATGAAACGACTGCCAGTCTACTGGGGGTCAATACCGCATTAGGCGACTTCATGAAGAAGCTAGCTACTCCCGGCGGCTTTAAGGCATTTGGCAAAGGGATTCTCAGGGCCCTCAACCCCATTAATCTTCTAATATCTCTTTTCAGCAAGGTCATTGAAATGACTATCGGTGTCTGGATGGAGATAGACAATGCTAGTGCCTCCTTCCGCAAGTCTACTGGCGCCACCTATGCGTCGACGCGCGCCATCGAGGACCAGGCATATGCGATGCGCTCATCCGGTGTGGATGCCAAGGAGATGTTTCAAGCACATGAAGCACTCTATCGTACAATGGTGGATTACACCAAGGCCTCCCCGGCGCAGCAATCGGCCTTAAGATCAACCACCGCCTACTTGCAGGAATTGGGGGTTTCGGCACAGACGACTTCTGAGATTGCTAATGAAGCCACTAAAAACCTAGGCTTTGGCTTTGGCGAGGTGGAGGGAGTGATGCGTCAGGTCGCCGGCGTTGCAGATGGTCTTAAGCGACCCTTCGATCTTGTTGCCAAAGACTTCGCCACAGTTTCTAAGAAGCTAGCGTTCTATGGTAAGAATATAATGGGCACCTTTAAGAAATTGTCTGCCCAGTCCAAGAGCACCGGTCTTTCTGTCGATCAATTACTGGGCGTTGTGGAACAGTTTGATACATTTGAGGGCGCCGGCAAAGCGGTCGGTAAACTCAATGCTATTATGGGTGGCCCATACCTCAATTCCATTGATATGCTCAATGCTGAGGAAGGTGAGAGGGTTGAGATCCTCAAACGATCCATGAAACAGTCTGGAATGAATTTCAAGACTATGGGCAAGTATGAGCAAAAGATGGTTGCAAGTACTTTGGGGGTGAGTGTCGATGAAGCCCGCAAGTTATTCGGTGCCGAAACAGAACAGCAAAAGATGGAGGCCCTTAAAAAGGGCGAACTCGCCAAACGGGCCAAAGAAGCCCAAAGTTTGCAGGAGAAGGCCAATCAAGCGATGAAGGCGATGGCCCTCGATATTGGAAAGTGGCTCCCCAAGATTCACGAGGCTCTCACATGGCTTACAGGCAAGATCACTGCCGCCATAGGTTGGTTTAATGATCTAAGTTGGTGGCAGAAACTTGGTGTGGTCACCGGTCTCACAGCAATTGCAGTGCTTCTTAAATCGCTGCCGAAGATGCTCTGGTCTTTCATGAAGGCTCCCTTCAAGGGGCTCAATAGCATGGCACAGACCATCACCCGAGGGAAACTTATTACCCGCGCGCCCAAAGGGGGCATGACCATTGCGGGCAAATTCTACAAGGGAGGGCAGTTCGTTCCGAAGGGCACTCGCGCTCCAGGTATGATTGCTCGTGGTGCCGGCGCCATTGGCCGCGGCGCAAAGGCACTCGTCGGCAAGATCCCAGGAATTGGCGCGCTCAAAGATCTGGGCGTAAAGATAACCGAGATTGGTACAAAATTAAAAGACGCGCTCAACCCCAAGAACTGGCTGAAGGGACCCAAAGAAGCCATCAAGGGGCTGAAGACTATGTTGGGTATTGGCAAAGGCGCCGGCGCTGGTGCCGGGTTCCTATCGCGCATGATGGACGTGCTCAAGGGTTTTAAGAATATCAAAATTTTGAGGTTTTTCAAGTTTATTGGTTCAGGCCTTGCGGCGATCTTGAGGTTGGTGGGAGTGGTCGTAACTAAAATCCCGTATATTGGGTGGGCGATTACGCTTGTTATTGGCGCCATTGAGCCGTTGTGGAACAAAATTAAGGACTTTATCGCCACGTTCAAGAAATTATTGGGCGGCGATTTCAAGGGTTTTTTCACAGACTTCATGTTCTGGATGATCGACGCGCTGTTCTTGTTGCCCATACGTATCGGTCTCAATGCTGTTGATGAGTTGGTCAATGGGTTTATTTGGATATTTAACTTCTTATTTGGATGGCTCGGCGCTAAAATTCCCGAGCTTGATTTGAGCGGCTTGTTTGATAAATATGTTACTGAGCCGCTAAAGAAACTTTCCGACTGGATACACGACAAGATGTTCGACAACCTTGTTGAGATTTGGACTAAGATTAAGGAGAAGATCACCGCCTTTGGGTCATGGGTAGCAGGTATAGGGAAGACGATATGGGGCGGATTCGCCGCTGCTATGAAAGGGATATGGGCCGCAGTGAAGTGGGTGTTCTCAAAGATTGGGGGATTCATCAAAGACGTCTTTGGTGCTTTGAAACAGACCTTCGACGACTTCCGGGCTTCAGGAGCCTCCGTCCCGGCAGCGATTGGGGAAGCGTTCATGGCGGGATGGGACGTCATTAAAAACAGCTTCAACTCGTTGGTTGATGTTGGTGTCAAGGCTTGGGAGCGCCTCAAAGAAGGCGCCGGCGGAGTGTGGACATCTATAAAAGAGATGTTCAGTGGTGGAATTCAAGGCCTTTTGAGCATCTTCGACTTGCTTGGGGCCGGCTTGGCCAAAGCTTGGGAACTGGTATCTTCGGGCGCCATCGCAGTTTGGAATGCAATATCGGGAGGAGCCAGAAAGGCCTGGGACTTCGTTTCGGGAGGAGCCAAAGCTGGGTTTGGTGCGACGGCGGAGGCCGGCGCGTCCGCAGCCAAAACTCTTTCCGACACATGGAATTCCACCACAGATGCTATTAGCAGCCTCTGGGACAGAACTACGACCGCCATCCAGGCTAAATGGGATACAACTATTGGGGTTCTTAATGCCAAGTGGGGCGAAGCCACCCACATCATCAAGACTATATGGGCCAAGACCACCGAGGGTGTTCTTCAGGCGTGGGATACCACCTTGACGAATATCATACTAAGAATAGATCCTCTGGTGAGCGGGATGACTGCAGCCATGGACCAGATAGCGACCTTGTGGCAGCAAATGAAAGACAAGATGAATTTCGATGGACTCCCAGAGAAGATTAAGGCCGACTCTCATAAGATTGTTGTGGCTTTGATGGACGGCTTCCAGCAGGCTTGGGACGAACTTTACGCTGGGCTCCCGGCAGCACTCCAGTTTGCCATAGAAAAGGCGATGGGCGCCGTTGTTATGGGCCGCAAGATGGGCATTGTTGCAGATCCCGGTGCCACTGGTTATGCCGAGCAGCAGATTCTCGGGAGTGTCGACCAAAACGCTCCGGTGCAAGACTTTATTTATCAATCAGGGACGGGCGCGGTAACCCCCATTGATAAAAATGATGTCGTTATTGGCGGAAAGCCCGGTGGCGCCGTCGATAATATGATAGAGAAACTAAATAGTCTTAGTCCCATGATGCAGATGGGCAAGATGCTGCAAAAAGCCGGCCAAGGGGCCCCCGCGGCCGGAGGTTCTCCCACCGATGGGAAACCAATTGTGATTAATGTTCACGTGGGACAGAAGAAGATCGATCAGATCGTTATTGATGCGTTGAATTCGCCCACGGGCAAGAAGTATTTGTCGCCGTATGCACAGTAGGATAACAAGGAGATATAAACTATGAGAGCACTACCTAACGAAGAAGACTTTAGTATAAAGATTGTTCATCTCCCTACAGGCCAGAAGGTAAACTTTATTGGTTGGGTGACGTCTTTTAGCGACACCTTTAATTCTACATGGAATGATGTTAGTGTATATGGACGGATGGATCCTCTCCCCACCTTTCAGAATACCCAACGAAAACTTAGTATTGGTTTTAATGTGACAGCCGGATCTCAAGAAGAGGCTTATATTAATGATAAAAAAATGAATCGCCTCATTCAGTTTTTATATCCTGTGTACGATAGGGGTGAAGGACCCTCGGGTGCAAGCAGCAGGGACCAGTCCATTGTGGCAGCGGCCCCGCTTTTGAAAGTTAGTTATGCTAATCTGGCGCAGAACAATGTAGACCAGACGGGCTTGGTGGCATATCTGGAGGGAGTTGATTATACTCCCAATCTAGAGGCCGGCCAATTTTTTGCAGGGGGCCCGGGCATTGGTGGCGGCAATTCCACTGTGCCGGGCAGCACATATCTGGGGAACAAAGAGGCGGCCAATCAGATGTTTTATCAAGAACTTAATGTGAGTTTGTCTTTTACAATTTTGCACTCTCATTTAACCGGTTGGGTTAAAGGAAAGGGGAATTCGTTTTACTTTGGTGGCGATCCTGAAACAGATGCCAATGCCAAATTTTTACACAACTTTCCTCATGGCGGAACAAACGATTTCTTGGATTCGGGTCTGGACCCTGTGCCAGTGGCTACCCCTGCATCTGTGGTGGACCCCGATCCGACGACGGAACCGGGCAATAACGACGGGGTCGAGACGGCCAAGGCCGAGCAGATAACTGACAGCCCCTTCGCCGGCATCGGCGGCGACGGCGGCATCGCCAATGCCTAAATTAAGGAGATAGTATAATGTCAAATAGGTATGATGATCGCATGGTTTTTCGGAACGACAATGAAATATATGAAAATCTTTTGGAAGCGCGCGATGTAAAATTTATTCGTCACTTTAATACCCCGCGCATGAGTTCCCCCTCCACCAGTCAAATGCGGCAGCTTCAGACCCTTCAGCATATTTGGAAGACAGGAGACAGATTCTACAAGTTAGCTGCCAGATATTATATTTCTCCGTCGTATTGGTGGGTAATAGCACAATTTAATAAAAGGCCCACCGAAGGCCACTTGGTGCCAGGAGATGTTATTTATATACCCCTTCCGTTGGAAACTATTCTGGGCATGTATCTAAGGTGATGTATGAGCGGTACTCCCAGTAATTTTAAGAAACAATACACCGTATGGTACAAAGAGACCTTTGTCCCAGCGTGTGCTGCCTATGCTGTTGCTTATGATTGGGCTCGTGACTCCGCATATATTAAGGACAAGGCTCCCGCCGAAGAGGCGCGCCTTAAGATTGAAAAACCCGGGATTAAAAATGATCCCACTCCCGAAAGATTAAAGAAAGCCCGCGACGCCTTTGCGAAGGCGGATACTTTCCTTCCTAAAACATCGAATTTGGCTCCGCCAATTGATGGCGGCTCATCTGTACAGATTCCGACGCTCATTAAAGATGCCGAAGAGGACGCCAAGGATGATGAGAACAAATTTTGGGAAACGCTGACTTCGAAGCACCACATAGTCCTCAATCGTACGGTTAACGGCCGTACGGCCGCCGGCTACGAGACGCCGATCGTCGATGGTGCAAAACTGTTTGCTAGGGTGTTTGAGGCCTTCATGGCGATTGACCCAGAGGGGGACTTTGCTGATTTATTCGGACTATGGAGTATGACTCGCACGGAAGAGATGTCCTTTCTTTGGGATCTGCCGGGAGCCCCGGATCCAATGCTGTTTAATGTCCTATTTAGCACTTTTTATACATCGCCGGAGGTCCGGCAGGCCGATGCTCACAGTAAATTAGACGAGAGTAAATATGAAGGCGCCTCGACGCGAAGCTTAATAGCCACCTTTGATGGCTTTTATAAAATGTTTGCTGCGACCGCTGGCGTCGGCGGCACGGACGTCGGCCAAGGGTGGAAAGGTTGGACCAATCGCCCTCTTTTCTACAGTGCCCCACAACGTGGGTGGGAAGAGTTTGATAGTGCTTTAGAACAAGTAATTCGAACAAGAGTAGACCTCGACAAAATGAAAGGCGAGTTTGATCTCTACCAACGATATATAATCGGCAAGGCACAGGAGCCCGATGCCGGCGACAGCCCGCCGCCGGCGCCAGTGCCCTATGCTATGACAATAGCCCGGTCTAAGTCGGCCGCCGCATGGGCTGCCACCGGCGCGCCATGGGATGGAGTTGAGGGGCTGTTGAATCCAGAGATTGGTCCGAACGTAAGAGATAAAAACGATGACCCCGGCGTCGCAGGAGTTTACTATGCCAAGGGCGAGACTCTTTTCGATGTGTTCCAACAAATGGTATTGGACATCGGACGCAATTCTACGTTTAAGGCACGCCAACAGCCTCCAGGCGCCAAGGTTCCTGACCTTAGCCACTACGACGGTATCCTTTATAGGATTCTATATGGGCTCCAGGATCCCGAGCCGCCCCCTCTCGTTGAACCAGTTGCGGTCCCCGGCGGCGACGCGGGCCCCGGCGGCGGCGAATCGGCCCCACAAAATTTTGATAAGCGGGAGCTTTCGGATAAGGAAGTTCATTCCATTGACCTTCAGTGTTACCTTTTAGAAAATATCAAGGAGTTAGCATCTCTTAGAGAAAAATTAGACTATCACACCCTTGGCAAGATCACCGATGCGATGCCGGGAAATATTATATCCAAGATAAACCATGGAGCCCCCACCGAAACAGAGGCGGGATCAGACTCTACGTCTCCTGCGTGGCCCCCCCTCCAAGCGGGCCCAGATAGCGAAGCCTATTGGTTACAGAATATGTGTCCTGATATTTGGGGCCTTATGACACCTCACATAGAGTTATATCGAGTAGATTATTCCCGAGACAATCCAGGGAACCTTATCCCGATAGATGAGAAACGCATTCCGTTTAAAAATTTTGTAGATTCAAAAGATATATCTGAGATCACCCAAGGAACTTATGGAAGAATCGGCGGCGCTGGCATTAAATCATTTAGTTGGAGCTTAGATGGAGTGCAGCCGGCCGAAGTTGACAACATGATTAGTGCGAAGCTTGTCATGCATTTTCAAAGTGTTTATGATCTATTCCGGTATAACAAAGTGCACCCTGATGATCCGAAAAGTGATGCGTACCAGGCCGGTATCCTCGACCACGCGGGATATTTGGATCTTATTATTGGGTCCGGAACCACCGTCAGCCAAGGGAAGGATCCCAAGCCTGAGGACAAGAAGGGGCAAGAACTAGACGTGTGCGCTGAATTTCGTCAGAAGTATGATGGCGCAAACTTTAGGATTAAAGCCATTGTGGGCTGGGCCACTCCTCCTAACTTTAAAGATTTAAAAATTCCTGGTTATACTTCCGATACTTTGGAGAGTATTGCTAAAGCTATTACCGAATCAAGGGTTGCTTTGTTTTTGCAAATTGTGAGTCACCAAATAAATTTTCAACAAGATGGAACCTTGGAGTTGGACATAGACTATCAGGCCTCGTTATCGGGTATTATGAGGGCGCCCGACGCAGATATTTTTATCGCCAAAGAGATAAATTCCGAAGAACTCAAGGGTCTCCAAAAAGAAGCGACCGAGTTGGAATGGAAAGCGGCCGACTATGAAAAGGCGAGCGAGAAAGATAAAACTGCCAGACAAAAAGAAGTTGAGGAAAATACGAAAAAGCAAATCGCCATCATGCGACAGAACAGGATGCATAAATATAGTGTATTCTTAAAGAACTTGCAGGCTAAGAACAAAGTATACGGTATTCGAGTTCCTTCGAAGGATTTACTTAATCCCCTTCGGGAGATGGATGAGGCCGAGCGCGCGCAAGAGGCAAAGAAGAGGCAGGCCACGGGGATCACGACTACATCGGGGACCGCGGCAAAGAACGCCGACAGTTCGGGCGAGTTTCAGGAGCAAGTGGAGAGTGAGACAACTACGGAGGCCACTGATGAAAAGACACAAAACGCAACACTAAAAGCGATGGCCGACAATGTAGGCATTTTTAATACGGGCAATCAAGACAATGTTTTGGTACCTTACTTCTATCTAGGGGACTTAATTGATGTTCTTTTCAAAGACCGCCTCGATCATCTTGTAAGAGAAGAAGGCAAACAGACTTCTGTTATGCAGATGATATTGGGGACCGTGGAGCTATTAGATCCGCTTCAAGCATTTCAAATCAAGAATGTATCAATAGAGTGCCCGGGCGGGAATGCTCCCGTTGTTAGAAGGATATCCGAGATCGATCCTTTGAGGCTTAAAAAGGTAACAGGGATTACTACCTTCATGAATCTTGGCAGCATTCCTATTTCTATAGATAAGTTTAATGAGTGGTTCCTCAATAACGTAATACGTGCAAAGAAAGATTCTTACTTTCTTTTAAATTTTGTTAAAGATTTGTGCGCAGACCTAATCTCAGGTGCCTACAGCGAATTATGCTTTGAAGATATTTTTAAATTTAATGTTCGATTTGATAGTGCTAACTTCAGGATGGCCGACAGGTTTGCCGGAAAGCCCAATATTACTATTGAGGACTTGGCTCGCTCATCTCGGAAAGCCAAGAAGCGAGACAAGATGCGCCTCACAAAGGAATCTAAACACGGGGCTAACATTCCCACCGTAATGCTTTATTGTGTGGACTCCCGGCCGAATGTGGGAGATAGGGCCTCTGACATGTCTGAGGGAATTTACCATTATTTCATCGGTGGCCGTTGCGGTTTAGCTAAAGAGATTCAATTCAATCGCCAAGACATGCCTTTTTATCGGGAAGCCAGAATTAGCAAAGACGGATCTCTGGGTGCACAACAGCTTAAGGAGCTATATACTGTGAGCATGAGCATGGTAGGCAACAACCTTCACAAAAATGGCACCTATGTGTATATTGATCCGATCGCAATCGGCGCCGGTTCTTCGCGCGCCGTAGGCGGCATCCCTAATATTGCCCGCCTTATCGGACTCGGTGGTTATTTTTTGGTAACGGGCGTCAAACATGAAGTGAGTGACTCCGGGTTTAATACCAGTGTTGATGCAATGCAGGAGATGTCCGCATTTGATATTGCTGCCAACGAAAAGATTACTGCTCTCGCACATCCAGCCGGCTCCGGCAGTGGGGAAAAGAAGCCTGAGCAGAGCACATCTAGCACCAGCGACGAGGACCACTACATGAGGGAATTGGAAGCCCAGCAAAGTCTTGAGAAGGAGGATGGTTCAGACGGGGGCGCCCCCCTCACCGGGGACGCATCGGGAAGAACCACCGGGGATGCGGCGGAAGCGCCTTATGAAACCGATACGCGTTCCGACGAGGAGAAGAGCGAATCCCTCGAGGCGCGTCTTGCTGTAGCCACGGGCCTCGCCGGCGGCGTCTCCCGCGAAGAAACCCTAGCCAAGCGTAAGGCGCAACAAGAGGCCGCGGCCGCCGATCAAGCGGCTTTTGATGCAGAGGAGCAGCGCCGCGCAGACGCCGGGTTGCCAAGCCAAGAGGAAGAACGTCAGGCTGAGCTGGATGCGGAGGAAGGGTTTTAAGGATGCCAGTTCAAATAACTAACGCAGAAGGACAGTATGTTTTTACGGTTCAGGATTTGGAAGCTCCGCTGGGAGAGAACGGTCTTTCAGCCTTTGCCGCCATGTTTCAGCGCACCCTCTATAAAGAGAGGATATATCCTACATCGCAAACCCCGAAGCCGCTTGATACCTGGTACAAACGTGGGCTTTTCGGACGCGTGGATAGAATGCAGAACACCATTATTCCCAAGACTGTTAATTTAAAACAAATTGGGGATGCAAAGGAACCCGTGTTTGCCCTTAACTTTGTAGCAGATGCTTTTTCTAGGTTTGCGAATCATATGGGGAAGGCCTTTCGAATGGGCGCAGTTCAAAAGAGTGGTCATAGGGCGCTCTTGGCACCTGTGGCAGTCGCGGGCTATGCCGACCCCACCCGACAATTTAATCAATTCCACCAAACGCTTGCTCAAGCTTTCATTCTTAATTTTAAGCCTCCGCGAGAAGAGCCTATTGAAGATTTTCAAACTTTTTTAAAGTACTATATTCCTTTTCTGACGCAGCTAGCGGCTTCCTTCCCTATAACAAAAACAAATTTTGTTTTGTCTTATACAATGGACCCGATGTGCACCGGACTCTCGGTTAGTATTTTTGAGGGCGAGCCGGGCAACGACAAGCTGAAATACGAAAAGTTTATACTGGATCCTAATTTTGAATTTTATACGAATGCTGCTAAAAAGTTTGGGTTCCTAGTTGATAAGAATAAACCCTGGATTCTCACAGCGGATCTTTTTACTAAAGCTCTCTTGGACCGAGTGGAATACTACGTTGTGCCGGTGTCTTATGCACCCATAACTCCTTTTAATTTTTTTAACGTTTACTATGATTCAACTTACCTAACTGATTTTGATGATCTCAAACAGATTTTGTTATCAGCGTATCGATATCTTGTGTCAGGTGCACCGCTCTGTCAAAAAGAAACTATATGTCCGAATGGTAATTTTAATTATAAAAGTTATCCTCGCGAGCGCTACGATAAAGAGGCGCTGACTGCTCAACTAGATCCCCAGCTGCTGATTGATTTTTATATAGATCTACGGCAGGCCGAAAGTTCGTTTGCCGTCGACCCGGGGCATGTTACTATGCTGCGGCGCAAAGTGTACCAGATTTATAAAGTACTTATACCAAGTCCGCTTACGCCCTTCGAACGCGCTGCAGCGGAAATAAACAAAGAATACAGAAGGTATATCTATCCTGCGGCCCTTGAGCGTCTTACGGGGGACCTCCGCGCACCGCTTCCGCGCCGCGCAGTACCGCTCCCCCCCGACGTCGCCATCGGCGTCGCCGAGACCTAAAAATAAAAAAGAAAGAGGTTGACTTTGAGGGCCGATCCAGTTATTATGAGCTATGAATAAAGCTCCGCTTTTTCAAGTTCTGGATACGAAGCAGGATTGTGTAGGATATTTTGCTAACAACTTGATTGATGCATCTTCGGCACTCCCCTTAGAGGGGGAGACGTGGGAGTACTCGGCTCATCTTCCTGGAAGCGAGTACGAGCTGGGGCGCATCTATGCTTCCGGAGCGACATTGACACAAGCGTGCCCTCTTGGCTTAAAAGAGGAATGGCACGTAATCAAAACCACCTTGAAGGCTCATCTAAAGGCTTTTAAGACCGCGCGCCTTTCATTGGAGAAAAATTGTCTGTATGACGTTCTCCCGGAATATTTTCTTTTCCGCTATTTAAATGCTAAAAATCAGATTACTCGTCATGTACTAGATACTTATCGACGTCCTGCGAATTATAACTTTATGTATAACCTGGTAGAAATGCTATCTACCATTCGAGAACAAGAGCTTTCTATTGACACCACCCCCATCCACCATCTTTTAAGCTCGGTACGCGGTCAAAACTTTCAACGTACTCTGCGAACTGCGAAGCCATTCTGTGACTACAATCCATGGGGCACTGTCACCGGGCGACTGGCGACAAATCCTAATACTTTTCCTATTTTAACGATGAATAAAGAATTCCGACGCTGTGTTAAGCCGAAGAACGATTGGTTGGTTGAGCTAGATTTTAATGCTGCGGAGTTGAGGGTCCTCCTTGCGCTGGCAGGCAACGAACAACCTTCTATCGACATCCATGATTGGAATGTGCGCAATATTTTTAAGGGCGAACTCACCAGGGAGCAAGCCAAGACCAAGACGTTTGCGTGGCTGTACTCTCAGCGTGTCAATAAAGAGCTAGAGGCTCTCTATAACAAAGTTATCGTTAAAAATAAGTACTGGGATGGCTTCAAAATTGAAACCGACTATGGTAGAATAATAAAAGATGTTGATGAGCACCATGCCCTCAATTATATCATTCAGAGCACAACCATTGATATGGTACATGAGCAAGCGTTCAAAATCTATGAGCTTTTGAGGGGGATGAAAAGTAATCTATCTTTTTTGATCCACGACGCAGTCTATATTGATCTCGCGGAAGAGGACCGGTACGAAATTCTAAATTTACTTGACACCTTTAAGAAAACGCGTTATGATATATTTAAAGTTAACGTGTCGGCTGGCAAAAGTCTGGGAGAGATGAAAGAATTAAGATTATGAAACAAAAGAAACTTTATCATAAGCTGGTACGCGACCGCATTCCCGAGATCATCGACACCGACGGAAAAGATTTTAAGGTCCATCAGGCGAGCGGCTCGCGCCTAAAGGATTATGCTATGCGCAAACTTCAAGAGGAAGTTCAGGAATTTGTGGAGAACCCCTCTGCCAAAGAAGCTGCCGATATTATGGAAATAATGAACTTTATATGCCATCGTCTGGGTATTCATGAGCACACTATCATTGCTGAAGCCACTTCCAAACGCGTTCTACGCGGCGGCTTTGAGATGGGTTATATTTTGGAGTGGGTTGAGGACTCATGATAATCGTTGGGCTTGGGAAAGCCGGATGCAACCTGGCACGCGTGTTTGCGAAGTTCCCTCAATATAAAACTTATGGTATTGATACTTCCTCAGACGCAGACATTACTATAAAAAAACGCACGAGCCATGAGGCTTATGAAAAGCACTTTCCTTCTCTCAAAAAGAAGCTTAAGTTTTCCAATGAAGATGTTACAGTGATTGTAGGAGGAAGCGGCTTAATATCCGGAGGAACAATGCGGCTCCTAGAGCAGCTCAAGGGCAACACGGTATCGGTAATGTACATTCAACCCGATTTGGCACTTTTGAGCGAGACCCAAAAAATGCAAGAACGGATTGTAAAAAATGTTTTGCAAGAGTATGCGCGGTCTGGAGTGATAGAGAACGTCTATCTAATCGACAATTTGTTGGTGGAGAAAGGAATTGGAGACGTGCCAATTCTCGGGTATTCAGGTGTTCTCAACCAAGCAATTGCTAACACAGTTCACATGATTAATGTTTTTAAAAATTCGGAACCCATTATTGGGAATTTTATTAGGCCCTCCGCCCTAAGTCGCATAGCCACAGTGGGCGTCTTGGATGTGGAAGAAGAAGAAGAAAAATGGTTTTATGACTTGACACACGCACGGGATGTGGTATACTATTATGGTATCAATGAGGAAGACTTGAAGGACGACGGCACTTTGTTTAGAAAGATAACCGACTATGTAAAGTCGCGTCTCGATGAGGATGTTAATATATCATATGGCGTGTTTCAGACAACCTATGATCAAAAATATTGTTATTGCGTTAAGTATTCATCTATGGTACAATCATATGCAGAACTTTTAGGCGATTAGGATATTTGCTAATCGTACTTTAACCCAATCATAAGGAGATAAAAAATGGGTATTAATTTAGATAAGATGAGAGAAAAGCTCTCGTCACTACGTGGAGACGGTAACTCAAGTGACACCTTTTGGCGCCCCGAAGACGGCGACCAGGATATTCGAATCGTCCCGACATCGGATGGTGACCCCTTCAAGGAGATGTGGTTCCATTACAACGTCGAGAAGGGCGGTTTCCTCTGCCCCAAGCGCAACTACGGAGACGAGTGTCCCGTATGTGAGTTCGCCTCACAGCTGTGGCGCGAGGGTGTGGACAACAACGATGATCACAGCAAGAAGACTGCTAAGTCTCTCTTTGTGCGACAGCGATTCTTCAGTCCCGTGATGGTTCGCGGCGAGGAAGAGCGAGGCGTCCGAGTATGGGGCTATGGCAAGACGGCCTATGAGAATCTTCTCACCCTCGTGCTTAACCCAGAGTATGGCGACATTACTGATACCGAAACCGGTACCGATCTCACCATGACCTATGGAAAGCCCCCGGGCGCATCCTTCCCTCAGACGAAGCTCGTGCCTCGTCGTCGGTCTTCTCCTCTCTGTGAGGATCTGACCCCTGAGAAGTGCGCGGAACTTCTGGATAGTATTCCAGATTTTACTGGCTTGTTTGACCGAAAGACAACGGCGGATGTGCAAACCATTCTCGATACTTTTGTCAACTCACAGGTTGAGGATCCTGAAACAGTGAGCACCGAGACAGAGAAGTACGGAAAGACTACTGACGGCGAAACTAATGCCGTCGACGCTGCTTTCGCAGAGCTTGGCGCTCTCTAAAATATCCCCCCCACAGGGAGGCACAGGGTTATCAGGTGTCTCACATAGAAAGGAAGAATTATGACTAACGGAACGAATCTACTTGAGGAGCTAATCGTGTTGCTTGAGGAAACTCGTGATGATCACGAAAAGTTTTTTGAACGCGGCAACAATGCTGCAGGAACGCGTGTTCGTAAGGCAATGCAAGAAGTAAAAGCATTGGCTCAAGAACTGCGCGCAGAAGTACAAGAGACTAAGAACGCCGGATAAAGGGGAAGACCATTAGGAGGCGCTCAGCGCCCATTAAACGAAAGGAAGTAAAATGGAAAATATCATAGATAAGCTTCAGTCCCTACAAGTTGGTGGGGATGATTATGTTTATCTCAATTATGAGGAAAGCACCTCCGTGTGGCATATTTCAGACGACTACATAGGAGGAGCTCTTACTGAAACCAATACCGCCCAGGTGCTGGCGCGCCTCCTGGTAACCCCGGGCATCAGGGTGTTCTCACGCTACGAGGAAAATATTCTCGAACTTATGCGAGACGAAGGACTCCTTGATGGATACGAAAAGGACGGGACATTCGAACAGTACCTTGTTGAAACAATTCAGAAGGAGGCCTATGAATATGATCTGTTAACGATCTCGACGGAGCGTCATGATCATAAGCGGGGGACTTGTGAAATTGCTGCCAACGTGAAGGTTTTTGCGTCCGAACTATTCAAGTTAGGTGAAGGTGCCTCCTCCTTTGTTGCCGGCTTTGATGTTGTAATCCAAACTAAAAATGGAATACTTACGTTAGCGTAAAAGAATGGCTAAAAGTAAATCAAAAGCCGGCAAGATCTCAGTTGATGGGCTGAGGAGCCTTATCAATAAGACGTCCGGCTTGGATGTCGCCCACAACCTCAACAAGGCAAACCCCACTGAAGTAAAGGAATGGATTCCAACTGGCTCACGCTGGCTGGATTCTATTGTTTGCAGAGGCCAACTTGGGGGGGTTCCTGTTGGCAAGTTTACAGAGATTGCCGGGTTGGAATCAACCGGCAAATCTTTTATGGCTGCGCAAGTAGCAGCAAACGCCCAGAAGATGGGCATGACGGTAATATACATGGATTCAGAGTCAGCGATTGACCCAGGATTTTTAGAACGAACCGGATGCAATTTAGATGAGCTTATCTATGTGCAGGCCCAGTCGGTGGAACATGTTCTGGAAACTGTTGAAAGTGTTTTAAACACGGGAGCCGAAAGGACTTTGTTTATCTGGGACTCGCTGGCTCTGACTCCTACCGTTTCTGATGTGGAGGGAGACTTCAATCCTCAATCCACAATGGCTATGAAGGCACGCATTCTTTCCAAGGGAATGTCTAAGCTGACAATTCCTATTGCAAATACGCGCTCAGCATTCCTGGTTCTGAACCAGTTGAAGACCAACATCCCACAGGGGCCGAACGCTCGCATCGTTGCAATGACGACGCCCTTCATCACTCCAGGCGGAAAGGCTATGCACTATGTGTACTCTCTCCGCATCTGGCTGACGGGGCGCAAGGCCAAATCCGCGTTCATCGAGGACGAGAGTGGCTTCCGTATCGGCTCGGAGGTCAAGGTCAAGCTTGAGAAGTCTCGCTTCGGGACACAGGGACGCAACTGTGCGTTCAAGATTCTATGGGGGACCGAGGCGGTTGGGATTCAGGACCAAGAGAGTTGGTTGGAAGCCATCAAGGGCTCCGACAATCTGAAGCAAGCCGGCGCCTGGTTCTCTTTGGTCCACAAAGATGGAACCGAAGAGAAGTTTCAGAGTGCTCACTGGGTTTCTAAACTGGCAGACGACAAGTTCAAGAGCCGGGTGTTCGAGATCATGGATGAAGAGATCATTCGTAAATTTGATACACGCGAGGGCAATGCCGAGGATTTCTACGACGTAGATAAAGAATAGAAACAAAACCCTTGACACCGAGGCTCCTGTGAGGTATACTCATAGGAGCTTCATACATTAGGGGATACACATGAAAAGAGTAATGATCGTTGACGCCCTGAACGCTTATTTCAGGGCTTTTATCGTCAACCCTAGCCTCTCGGTCCACGGACAGCCCATCGGTGGTTTAAAAGGCTTCCTGGGCATCCTACAGAAGCTCTGTCGAGACATCAAGCCAGACACGGTGATGATTATCTGGGATGGCCCGGGCGGAAGCCGCAAACGCCGCGAACAAAACAAGAATTATAAAGAAGGCCGGAAGCCCATCCGCGTCAATCGCCAGACAGACTTGACCGATGAGCAACAGCGAGCTAATATGGCGTGGCAACAGCTGCGACTCATGGAGTATCTGAATGAACTCCCTGTGGTCCAGCTACGCTTCGATGAGGTTGAAGCTGACGATGTTATTGCTTATGCTACACAACTCGATCATTTGAAGGGGTGGCAAAAGGTAATAATCTCTAGCGACAAGGATTTCCTTCAGCTGTGTGATGATGAAACAGTTCTGTTTCGACCCATTCAAAAAAAGGTTCACACCAAGGTAAATATTGTGGAGGATTTTGACATTCATCCACGCAATTTTGCAATGGCCAGAGCCATCGCCGGCGATCCCTCAGACAATCTTAAAGGTGTTCCGCGCGCTGGCTTAAAAAGTATTTCAAAAAACTTAAAATTTCTTAGGGAGGATAAGGATGCAACATTGCAGGAGATTTTTGATTTTTGCTTGGCAACCGACTCCAAAGCCAAATTTTTCACGAACGTTTTGTCTCATAGAGATGTAATTATAGAGAACTATAAATTGATGCAATTGTATGCCCCAGCACTCTCACTACAGTGTCGTGAAAAAGTACACTACGCGTTAGAAAATTTTGAATATGATTATAATAAAACGGAGATTATTCGGATGATGAACCAGGATGGGTTTGGGGTTTTCAATTGGGACGATCTCCACGCAGCAATGAATAGAATTTGTGTTGATAAGGCACTTCTGCAGTAGTACTGTGAATCATGAAGGAAGCTATGAAATTAAACGGTGACCCCGCCAACTTTTCCAAGTATGGAAAGTCCTTTCAAGAAAAGCTCTGTATGGTAATTCTGGATGACCGCCCCTTTGCTGACCAGATAGAGGAAGTTCTAGATGTAAACTTCCTAGAGTTAAACTATTTGAAGCTGTTCCTCAATAAGATTTTTGATTACAGGAAAAAGTATGGAGTGCATCCCTCGCGGGATATTATGAAAACTATCTTGCGTTCCGAACTTGATAACGAAAACGAACTAACGGCCAAGCAGACAAGAGAGTTTTATGTGCGCACCCAGATAGCTGGGTTGACGGACGTTGAATATATTAAAGACACCTCCTTGGATTTCTGTAAAAAGCAAAACCTTAAGTCGGCGATGGTAAAGTCCATTAGCCTTCTTCAGAATTCATCCTTCGATGAAATATCTCAGGTCATTAATGATTCACTTAAATTGGGAGTGGACAACGATGCTGGCTATGACTACAAAAAAGATTTTGAAGAACGCTTTAAGCCTCGCTTTCGCAATCCTACCACCACCGGATGGGATGTTATTGACGATATTTGTAAGGGTGGACTAGGACAGAAGGAGCTTGGCGTCGTCATCGCGCCGACTGGTGCTGGGAAGTCCATGGCTCTTGTGCACCTAGGAACAGCCGCCCTTAAAGAAGGGAAGACAGTGGTTCACTACACCCTAGAATTGCAGGACACGGTAGTAGCCTCGCGCTATGACTCGTGCCTCACCAAAATCCCTCTTCAGGATCTTGTTTCTTTTAAAGAAAAAATCTACGAAGAAGTTCAAGAGATTGAGGGGAAGCTGATCATTAAAGAGTACCCTACAAAGACGGCAAGCACCCAAACTATTCGTAATCACTTGGAAAAATTGCGTATGCGCAACGTTGAAGCCGATATAATCATCGTTGACTACGGAGATCTTCTACGGCCTGTTCGGTATTTAAAAGAGAAAAGAAATGAGCTTGAATCTATCTATGAAGAGCTCCGTGCCATTGCGTCAGAATATCAGTCTCCAGTATGGACGGCATCCCAGACCAATAGATCAGGCTTAAATGCAGAAGTCATTACAATGGAATCTATTTCCGAGGCCTTTAACAAATGCTTTGTGGCGGACTTTATTTTTAGTATTTCTCGCACGATTGAAGATAAGAATACCAACGGGGGACGTATGTTTATAGCGAAGAACCGAAATGGGCCCGACGGGATTGTCTTTCCTATTTTCATGGACACTGCACACGTATACATTAAAGTATTAGAATCTAATGAAGAAGAGTTCGTTGAGGTGAGCGCTAAGAGACAGAAAGAAAACTTGGTCGAGAAGTATAAGAAATTTAAAAAAAATAATGGAGGCTAAAAATGTTTGATGAGGATGTAGTACGAGGGGAGACCCTTGAGTATTTTAGTGGTGATGAATTGGCTACCAATGTCTTTCTGACTAAATATTGTTTGCGAGACAACAAAGGAAATTTCATGGAGCGCACTCCGGATGATATGCACCGGCGATTGGCCAAAGAGTTTGCTCGCATGGAATATAAATTTAT